GCAACAATATGTTGTTTTAATTCATTATAATTAATAAGCTTCCAATTCGGGTTCCACATTCCGTACTTATCTAAGATTTGACAAACTTCATTTGTTGAAAGAGGCTCAGGATTCACACAATTATAAATACCGCCCGGTAAGTCTTGAATGTTAATAATCTTATTAATCACGAGAAGTAGGTCTTCAATAACAGTTTTAGAATTTACTTCATCGAGAATATTATTATATTTTAAGAGTTTACATAAGTAATTTTTTGACGCATTAAAGTCATTACAAACAGGCATTCTTATTCGAAGAGTATATACGTTGTTGTAATTACGTAAACATAGCTCTGCTGCGTGTTTTGTTTTACTGTACCAACTACTATCAGAGTTAAGTAATCCAAAATTAGGTTCATCTTCCTCTGTATAGAGTACATTTTCTGGACCGTCATATATACATCCTGAACTTACATTAATCAGTTTTATATCGTACTGTTTACAGAACTGAGCTAGAACGGTAGGAAATGTTACATTTAAATCCCAGCAGATTTGCTTATTTTCTTCACAAGCGTCTACATTTGGTTTTCCAGTATATCCAACACAATTAACTATCCATTTAAGTTGTGATCCGCGAAACTCGGACAATAAGTTACTAAATAATGTTTCTTTTAAGCTTTCTGGTACATTATACTTGTAATCTGATAGGTGAACTATATCATGTATATTTCCGATAGTATCAAAAAGATATCTATATGTCTTACTCCCTATGTAACCGTTTCCTAAAACAACTATCTTATTCATTTGTATTTGTTTGTTCTTGTACGTCTCTAAAAAAGTCTACTCCCGCAACGCGTCTTAATAATGTTTCTATAGCGTCGTAATCTTGAGGTGTTTTACCAGAGACCATTACTACACTTTCTCCTTTAAGATCATATCCTAGTAGTATAAATGATTTTAAATGCTCTCCGAGATAGTCAGTAATAAACGACATATCCTGTTCTTCTATCTCAGCTGGTTCGACGGCATTAATACTGGACTTTAATAAATTATCGAAATTTTTAGATTTAGGAATTGTCTTTTTCATTAGGCATTATATCTTTTTCGATTAATTTAGTCATAATAACTTCCATACTATCTGTTTTTAACTGAAAGTTTTTAAATCGACTACCGTCATTTAGTTCAAATTTAAAATCTTCAGTCCAGTCGTAATTAACATAACAAGTTATATATAAAGCGTTTGTTTGTGGGTTGAGCATTACTGTCCAGCGTCTAGGGTCTTCAGTGGTATACTCGGAGAAAATCCTATTTACTGTATACCCATTATCCCTTAATCGCTTAATAAAATACCCGCAAGTTGTGACTTTATTTTTCATTAGTTTTTATAACTAGTACTAACAAACGTGAGGTCGCTGTCTTTAAGTTCTAGTTTAATCATAAGCATTTTATATTCATTATTTATATAAATTATAGCTTCGGAAAAACTCAATACAGATATAAGTCTAAATAGTTCTACGTCTAAAATTAGCTCGTAATCTAATTTATCTCCATCATATTCCTCAGCGAGTATTGTAGTGTAACTATCTACGTTTTGTAGTTTTTTATCTGATAATTCAGCATATACGTTTGTATTTTCAGTCTTAAGATATACTTTACTTGATTCGGTGACAAACGGTAATGCTTTTAATATTGCATTATTTTTTTCTTTTGTAAGTTTAAAATTAGTGTTAAATGTAATATCGTCTATTTTATTAAAATCAAATGCAGTATTTTTAGTTATACTACTATCAAATAAATGATATTTAAATCTATTAAACTTATCATTATATGTAATACTGTTTTCCTCTACTTTAAGGTGTATATCAGCTTCATCTAAGCATGATAAAATTTTAATTAATTTAACTGTATCCGGTAAACATATAATATTGTCTTGAGGGTGATCATCCCAACTGACTTTATATTCTGCTTTAAGAAAAATGTTAGAATTATTATGAACAATAGTAGATATATTATTGCTTATATCTAGTGTCGCCGCTGAATCTAATCTCGAGACCGGATTAAGAAAATTTTGAATAAAATTATCTTTATTCTTTATTGGTAGAATCATTATTTTCGTTTAATTTGATTCGTATATTAATTTCTTTTGCGTTTTTTGCAACTCTCCGTTCAATTAAAGTTATGAATTTAGTAAATTGTTTTTCAACAGCAGAGACCCGCTCTATTAAACTATTCAATAGAGCAGGGTCTCCTGTAATTTGCGGTTGAGGAGCAACAGGTTGAGAAAGAGCAACCTGTTGTTGATGTACTGGTTGTTGCTGTTGTGGGACTGAGTGACGCGCTGGTTGCTTATATATATCCTTTTGTATAGGAATATCATTCATTGTAGCACTCTTTTGAACAATATCTCTGTTCAAGCCATGTGCTTGTTTATTCATATCATGAATAGCTAACTTTACCGCGTCTTCGTCGTTCATCTTTATTCTAGAGTATCAAGAAGTTCTTTAACTTTATCATCATCAATAGTAGACGATTTAGAGTCACCTTTTGATGTAGATTCTAAATCATCAAAAGGTATATCATCTTCTTCTTCAGCAGGCGGCTTTGTTGATTGTTTCTGTACGGGCTCTGTTACTGAATCTTCTGTAACTCCGTGGTAGTGCTCGGTAAGCATTGTCTGTAACTCGTCATAGCTTTTGACTGGGAAAACATTTTCTAGATCAAATGTTTGATCATAAACATCTTTAATAGTATTATCCGTTACTCCTGAGATTTGAGAAGGACTAGCGAAGCGAGAGCTTACGTATGTCGGATATCCTCCTTGCTCTTCAACTTTAACTCGAAAACTACAACCTTCACTCGAGAGGTCAAAAATCTTCTCACCGAACTCGTCAGCGTCTTCTCCCTCCATTGCTTCCATTACAATTTTATGCAACTGACGACCAAAGCGAAGAATTTTTACCTTACCTTCATTTTCAGGATTATCAGGATCCTTTACTACATAAACATTAACAAGCCAATTTTCTTTACGGTTTAAAGCTTTTGCCTTTTCTTTTTCTTCTTCAGAACCGGTACGAGAGAGTCTATATCGAGCCTCTGCAATAGGATCTCTTTCTCCCCATGTCTGCGGGCTAATCGCGCTTTGAAATTGCCCGGTCATTTCACTTACCCAACCGTGTGAATAATAATGAAAGAACGTTTTACTAGGATCCTTTACGAACGGTACAAGCCGTAATATATATGTATTACCTGGCTTTAGTCGCATAATATTACTAGTTGACGTTTGTTGCGCGGTCTGAGCCATCGCTCCTCTAATTGATTCAAACATATTTGTTGTCATTTTCTTTTTAATATTTTATTTATAGTATTAGTTAATTTTATTCCCAAAGGTTTGAGTTTTTTCGAAAATGTATATTTCGATCTCAAACTACTCAACGTATTATAGAAGCTATTACATGCAAATTCAACTATATTTTTTTCTAGCTTAATATTTTTTTCTGATATATCGAGAGACAACAAGGAATAGTAATTAATATCATTATTTTTTAGATCTAGAATAAAATTAGGATATATTCCCGACTGTATGTCGAGGTATTCGTCACATCTTGTTAAATTATGTTCAATACACATACCATAAATAAATTTAAAGCTATTTCTTAATCTAGTAATATTAAATTCATGATCAGGTTTTGTTAATTCTATATCTGTTGTGTATTTTTTATATGTAGAAATAGCGTTAAATGTACTATAAAAATCAAGCGGTACATATTTTTCTGAATATAATTTATATGGTGCATTAAAAAATATAATCGGATCTATTTTTTTATTTCTTAAAGTATTTGATATTTTCTTAAGTATAACGTATTTTGTATCGTCTAGTTTTTTAAAATCTTTTCGAGGAGTAAACCCCTTTTTATCTCTAGAAGTTTTAAGATAAATATTATATATATTTTTCTCAAACACTGATAGGTTATTCATAAATCTATAGAATTCTTTTTAAGGTATTTTGTTATATATTTACTTTTATATAGATATGGATCGTGTTGTAGAAATATTTTTACTAATCCGAAATTATTATCTATTAATAATGCCCTTTTAAACAGTTCTCTATATTTCTCTTCTTTTAGAACTACTAAAAATACATTTGCGAGGTTAATCTTTCTATTCTCACAAATAGAAACAAAACTACATAATGTTAGAAAAGTATGTACAATATCTTTTCGTTCTAAAATTGTGTATGGACTATCTGTCATTTTTATTTAGAGGTTCAAATTGTTTACTTAAAGAAAGTACATTATCATTTAATATACCACCAGCTGCATATTCATGTCCGCCACCGTCACATATTTTCTTAGCGAATTTACTTAAATTAAAATCAATATTTCTATTTCTGCGTAAATATACTCTGTTATTTTTTAAATTAATCATCATACATACATCACACTTATAATTATCAACAATATATTGTCCAAGATCATTAACATATTCATTAGCAAAAGTACTAATAAAATTATATTCTTTTCCTGCTATCGAGAGCTTTGCTTTATATAGATCTATATTATCTCTCATTTTTTTGAATCTATAGAAATGATAGCTGATTATTTTATTTTGTTCATTAGTAAAGCCGAAGAACCCATTTTCAAAATCATTAATAAAATTTTGTAATTTATCACCGTTTTTATACCAAAGATAAAAGTTTAATTTATTACTTTCAGGATATTTTAATTCATAACAATCATAATCGTTAGCAAATGTAATTAGCTTTTTCTGTTCCCTGGTTAAATTTACGTCTGGATATATGTGATTGAATATTTGATATAAATGCTTACTGCATGACGGTTGGTTTACATCGATATATGTTTTAGCAAATGAATAATCATCTTCATGGGATTTGTGATGATCAAAAATAAGTACGTTGGGTTTATCTATTAAATCTTTAATCTCTGTAGTGTCTAAGTCAAAGAAATATACCCTTTTATAATCTTCAATTTTATTGTAATTAAGCCAACCTAATATTTTCTCACGTATGTTAGATACTTTTAATGTTATAGCTTTTGGCTTGGCTTGTTTAAACCATGTATAAATTAAATAACTACAGCAACCGTCGAGATCTAAGTCTGTAAAAATTATTTC